TTAGAAGCACGTAAACGTTTCTTAAATTACCCAGCTTTAGTTAATGCATGGTTGGATATCGTACTAGGGCATAAACCAAAGAATGGATATCCTAAAGTAGTAAATGGTAAAGTAATGCCACGTGATTTAGAAAGAGTATTTGCTGAAAATACGAATTACAAATATTCTGGCGGTGGTAGCTTACACGATCCATATCTAGATAAAGTGAGTCGTACAAGTGTAGGGGGTAATCCTATTTACGGTAGTGGTAAATATGATTTAGATAACTGGCAGAAAGGAAGTTATAACTGGTATAATTTCCCTGTTATTCCTGGTGCAGAAAACGTTGATATATTAGAACTCGGTAGTGCACTTGCTACTGTAGGTATATTTACCGTAACCACGAATAAAAACATTAATGGAGATAAACAATGGCAATAGCACATGCTACAAAATTATTAAAACCAGAAGAACCGGTATTGGTTCGTAAGGAAGTCATATCTCCACCTAGACCAATAGCAGTAGATACTAAGTATGAACCTCGAGCAAACTTACTTACTCACGTAGCTGGTGCTAAGTGGAATGTAATTTATTATAAACAATTAAAAACAAGTGAAGAAGCATCGGAAGCGTTTAACATCAATCGTCCATTGCCTTATCAACAATATTTGAAGATAGAAAACTTTGAGTTACGTGTATCGACACCTTTGACTGCTTCACCAAATAACGAAGAGTCAGCGCATAATGTAACAGGTACGGCTTTTATCTATCCGTCTATTGTACCAGATCATGGTGATTCGTTTTTAGCGGATGTAGGTGATGGTCGTTCTGCTATTTTTAATATCAGAGAAGTCACTCAAAAGTCTTTCTTAAAAGATACGGTATACGAAATTGAATATGATTTAGTAGATTGGTTATCACATGACTTACAGAAAGCAATAGATGCTAAAGTCGTTAAGACGGGTTATTACGAAAGAAGTTATTTAGATTATGGTGCAAACCCTGTTCTTGAAGAAGAACAACATGGTATCTTTAAAAAGATTAGAACATGGCAGGAACGCATCGCAAGACATTATTTCGATAGTTTTTATAACCATGAGTTTAATACTTTCTTAGTACCTGTACCAGGTAAAGTGATTTACGATCCATTTATTGTTGAGTTTATTCAACGTTTATGGGATACCAACACCATACCTGATTTACAATATCTTAAAGTATATAACCGTGATACAGCTGATAATCGTTTCATTAGAACTATCTGGGATGCTATCGTTAATAACGATCCGTATATGCTAGCTAAATGTAAATCTAAATTTGGTGTAATACCAAGACAGCTTTTCCCAACTGATCATGGTGGATTAATGGGTGTGAGATTTAGTCGCTTAGATTACATTTTCCATCCTTACGATATTGTGAATCCAGCAACAGGTGTGATTAGTATCTTTGGTCATGAAAATATCAATCTAGGTGAATCATTTAGTGAGTATTCTACAAATAGAACATTTAATCTTGCTATTAAGAAATTACCTGGTTTAGGTTTCGTACACCATACGCTGAAAGAAAACTTACCGATACCAGATGCGAAGAAAATGGGTAGCTTTGATACTTACGTGTTATCTCCTGCTTTTTATCAAAATACAAAATCAGAAATGTCTAAAGTTGAATTACTGTTGACTGCGGCATTTAAAGAAGAACACGTGAATGCGAAAGAATTATTACCTATTTTAGAAGATGTGATTAACTGGGGTGAAATGGAGCGTTTCTATTATATTCCGTTATTAACTGCTTTATCTAGATCGGCTCTTGGAGATTTAACACAATGACCTTTGCTAAAAGAATGTTCGCTACACAATTGTACCACAACGATACAACTAACCGTGTGATACAACCCGTGACTGTAGAACAACAAATGATTTATACTCCTACTTATAGTCAACATCAGTTGCAACATGAGTATAATTTAAAACATCAGCGTCAAATGCCTACCTTTGAAGAACTTAAAAAGAAAATCTGGGATTGGCAGTGGATGATTACTACAAGAACAAAATGGACTTATAGCGAATTTGATTTTGAGCATAAAGGTATCACTATTACAGGTGATTTAGAACAAGATACAAGAGCAATGGAATCTTGGACGAATACAACGAGAACTCTAGCAGAATTGGTAGAGTTCTACGACCAAGGTAAAGAGTTCATTTTAAGAGATCCTAAAAACGCTGAAGATATTTTTAATATCATTAAGGAATACACCGAATACGTTGCTTATAGTTTTGATAACAGAATCCATCTTTTAAATAACAATGTTAAAGAGAACGAAGCTGTTAGAAATGTTATTAATGACGTGATTAAAATGCAAAACTTAGCCAATCGACTATTCCCATTAGTTATTCAGAATACCGAAACAGCAGCACCTACAAAAGGGTTACTTGGGTATATTGCTAGACGTAATGGACATGATGGACTTAATCGTATCAAGTTTGATATTCTTGGGAAATATGGTATCTCTCAAGAACAATTCCATAACGTTGAAAATACAGATGAAACGACTGGATTATTTAATGCAGTTGATATTAGACAAACCTTTGACCCAGGTACGCTTAAACAGCTTAAAGGAGTAATTTAATGGCTGGTAGAAAAACATTACACGATACCGTTGTTAAGAACTTCGTTACTGAATGTATGAAGAAGATTCGTCCAGTACATTGGAACTATAGTTTAGTCATCAATACGGAAAAAGGTATCGTTAATATTTTTAGGGTAACATCGATCCACAAATATGGAAATTTTGTTACTAACTATACCGATGAAATTACGTTAGAATGTATGTGTAATACTAAGGACTTCTTTGATAAGATCGTACCGAGTGAAAACGATTTACAATGTACATTAATCGCTACGCAATATAGTGAAACAGGTAATTTTGAAATCGACAACAGTACACCTAAGATTCGCAAGTATCGTGGATTATTATCAAATATACCTGAACGTGGTATTACCGAGAGTACAGGTCAGGGTAAAGAGATTCCTAACCCTGATTTAACTTATACCACATTTACTATTCAGCTTATTGATGCAGATATATTGAAATTGAAAATGGCTACGTTTGCCTGTATGTTCAATAAGACGAATCCATTCGAAGCGTTATGTATGGCATTAGACGGCGTAGGAAGCGATTACGGCATCGTTGGTATCAATAGACCAGTAAACCCAGATGTAACGTCATTACGCATGATGATCGTTCCTAGAGGGACGTTAATCAAAGATATTGCTCATTACATTCAAAAGACTTACGGTATCTATAACCATGGTATTGGTCTTTATGTTCACATGATCGATGAAGAGTATTATTGGTGTCTTTATCCTATTTTTAATAACAAACGTTATCAAAAAGAAAAAGATAAACTAACCATTACAGTAGTTGATCAAAACTACAACAATATGGAAAATGGTAACCAAAAACGAACTTATTTCGTCGATGATAAAAACGTAAACGTCTATGTTACTGCTGAAGTCGATATTAAGAAAAACAGATACAACGAGTTAAATAACAGTACTGGTGTTCAATACATGAACTTAAAAGAACTTGTTGATAAAACCCGTACAGACGTAGCACCTAACCAAGTTTATAAAGATGGTGCTTCTGCGTTGTCGTCTATGGACTTCGTTGGACGTCAAGACGGTATACAGAATTTAAAACAAGTATATCGTCAAACGATGAATACCGCTAGTCTTGCATCTGAAGTAGTTGGTAACCAAGGTGATTACGTAAATTTAACATGGCGTTATGCAGATCCTGATTTGATCAAGCCAGGTATGCCAGTTAAGATTCGTTATATCGGTACAGATAACATCAAGACGTTGTATGGTACTCTACATGAATACCATGCAGCTTATGCTTTACCACAAGCGAGTCCATTAGAGACGGCGATGGTGTGTAATGTAGCGATGAATATATACGTTACCGATGAAGAACCTTCATGATTGAACATATATCCTACACCCAAAAGGTGTAGGATATATGACGTACTTTAGAAATCGTCTGCTCCAGCACCCATCCATGCTGATGCATCTACACTAATACCAGTATTATCTCTTAATTCAGATTTACCGCTATCTTTCGTTTCTAAGTCAGGACGTAATCCACCAAACTTACTAAACGGAATAAAGAATGAACAATCCTTTTCAGGTGTACCTTGGCTGCTTCTGTCTTTACCTCTAGCAAATGCCATCCAAGCATTCTTCTCAGCATCGTGTTCAATATTACACACGATTTCCATATCGACTTCCATGTCAATACTTCTACATTCACTCCAATAACGTTTACCAGCGATTTGTTTAACAAAGTCTGTACTACCTTGTCTTAACAACATAGCTGCGTCTGTTGCTACCTGATGCGGTGTTAATAATGTAATACGTCTAGGGTTACAATAGTTACGCATGACTTTAAATAATTGTCTTATCCAGAATGCTCTATTTTCATCGCCTAAACCATCACCATTAATCATCGCCAAATAGTCAACTGCGGCTAATTGGATTTCAAAACCTTGAGCTTCTAAATCCATAAACTTAGAAAGGATTTCACGATACGAAGTATTGGTTGGGTCAATGTGGTAAAACTTAAAAGTATACCCACGTTCCTTTACATGGTCAATAAACCATTTAGCCATGTAAGTTGGGTCCATCTCTAAGATATTGCACTGTGCATTATTTTCATATTCCCACCAATATTTAAACCAAATCCGCATATTTAACGGAATATCGTTTTCAGTTGAGATATGAAGAATACAGGGTTTCTTCGTGGGATCAAATAAGTAAGGTTTATTAAACATCATCGAATGTAATGTTAAACAACTCGTGACTAATGATTTACCATTAGAGGGTCTTGCTCCAATTACATACATGTTGCCTCGACGTAACCCATCTACATCACCACACATTCTATTAAATCTTTGCCAGCCTGTTTTAATGACACTATTAACATCCAAATCTTCTTGAACATTCATGAAGTGTTTAGCGAGCTCTTCTTCTGATTCTGTATCACCCATACCGTTTAACGCTGGGTCATCGTTAGCATTCGTTTCACTATCAATGAATCTTTCCATCGTAGCTGAAACAAGTTTAGCCATATCAGAAACTTTAAATGCAGGTGCGCCTGCATAAATCGTTTTACTCGCTAACTTTTTCATTTCATTTAAAAAGTCTTTTTGAGTAAAATATTTATTTAATTCTTTCTGAAGTAAATCAACTTTTAATAAAATTTTCTCAGGAGTCGTTTCCCCATCTAATAAACTAGTAATATCATCCCGTAATTCAGGATCTTTCTTAATACTTAATTTAACTTTACTTAATAAGAAATCTTTATCGTATTGTTCTTCACCATTACGTAAAGCCATTGACTGAGCAATATCTCTTAACGCAATTAGATTCTCTCTATCATCATCGGTAGCTGTTACACCCTCTGG